CTGCATTTGCGTAGGCCTCTACCAGCTCACCAGATCCCTCGTAACCCTCGCCGATACTAGCTGCATAATGCACTACTAATCTTGGTTCTTGTTGAGAATAGTCAAAGCTACCCCATTGACAACCTTCTTCAGGTAAGAATAAACCTCTAATTAAAGGACCAAATTCTTTGTTTCGAGCAGGCAACTGCTGTAAGTTAGGGTTAGACATTGAAAGGCGTCCACTTACAGTGCCACCTGTATCAGATCGCAGCTGGTTTATCTCCCCGTGTATTCTGCCTTTGTGTTCATATTTCATAATTGAATTTAAAAAAGTGTTGTGAAATTTATTTATTTCTCTTGCATTGACAATGTGTTTAGATATGGGATGTTCACTATTCACTAACCAATTTTGTGTAAAACTTGGCTCGCCTGATTTTGGTGTTTTTGGGTAATCTATACCTAGCTTATCAAAAGCAAAACCTATCTGTCTTGCATTCCAAATATCAATGTCCTGATTTGTAAGTTTTTTTATTTCGTGTAGAATCAGTTTTTCTTTTTCTATGAAATTTTTGCGTAAAGTTTCAGCGCTTTCTGCATCAACCCTTATACCTTTTTCCCTCATACTTATTAATATCGGCAAAAGTTTTTTCTCTAATTGCCAAATAGTTTCTAAATTTTGTTTATTAATCTCATGTTTAAAACGTTGCCATAAAAGATACGTGAGCCGTGCATCTTGTTCCGCATAATATCCAACATGCTCAGCTGGTAGTTTCCACATTTCCATTTTAGGATCTACCCCGTGCGCTTTAGCAGCCTCTACTAGATCAGTCTCTGCTTTCAACTCACCTAAATAATCTCTAGCCAGCGCGTTTAGTTTATAAGTGTATCTATTCTCATCTATTAAGGCACCTGCAATCATAGTATCTACGATGTCACCTTTTACATCTATACCATAGGCACGCAACCATCCAACATCGTATTGTGCGTTGTGAAATATTTTCGTGCAAGGCAAAGCACACACATCATGCATATATTTCAATACTTGTTCCTTTATTAAATTGCCACCACCAAAATGACCAAAAGGGTAATAAGCTTGATAACCCTCAGTTGCAACAGCAAAACCTATGATCTCACCTTTACCCAAAGCCCAACCTGCACCTAAGCCATCATTAATACCATCATCTCTTGTTTCTAAATCAATAGCTATCTCTTTTGCTTGAGTAAGATCTTTGTACTCAGATGGGCTAGACCAAATGTGCTGTTTAAAATTAAATGTAAGTTGTAAGCTAGTCATCCTTGTAATCTCTTTCTATTATCATGTCTATATAATGTTTTGCTTTCTCGAGATCTTCCTTACCACCCTTGCCTTTGTGTCTACACACGTACTTAATAATGTTGCCTTCAGCAAAAAGTATTTTGTTTTCATTAATAAATTGCGATGGTTGTATTTTAAACACTGTGTAGTATTGACCACCTCGTGTCCATAAATTATTTTTCATGTAAATAATCTCTTTTTATTTCATCTAATAAGTTTAGATAGTTTAATTTGTTTTTGTCTTCTTCAAACTCGATTGTTAGCATCATTCTTATGCCATTATAATTAATAACCATGTGATCTTTTTGGTTGTTAAATATGAATCTACTTCCAGGGTAATATTGTAGCTCTATAAGAGAGTGATTTACATCATTATATTCTCTAAAAAATGTGTGTGATTCGTTTGGTGTCATAATTAGAGAGTTTATACATACACCCCTGTTTGAATCCCTGTGCCAATTGTAAATTGTTTTATCTTCCATTTTTAAAACACCAGCTTTATATTTATGTCTACCATATAGCCAAATATAAAAATCATCTGCAAACAAAATGTTTAAAGGAATTGACGTTGCTGTAAAATTAAAATATTTTACCCAACTTGTGTTAGGATTAAAAACTACATTCTGTAATTCAGGGCTATAAAATTGTCCGACTTTTAATTCTTCAAAATAAGGACTCATCTTTTCTCCTGTAAGTATACTAAGTAATCCATGCCTATTGGATAGTTATATTTATAGTCTGTGGATAAAATATGTAAAGTGTTTTTTGCCCTTGTAACCCCTGTGTAATACACTCTCTTTTCATCAGATTGTTCTTCAACATTTTTATTTTTAAAAGCAGAAGGCCAATTTGTTTTTGAATATATTAATACATTATCAGCTTCACCACCCTTAACAGAATGTATTGTATCAATAACTATTTGTGGTTCAGCGTTCAATTGTTTTTGACCATAACGTTTTAATAGTCTAATAAAATATGTTACTTGTTCCGGTTTAAAATTACGTTGCAATATCTCCCACCAAGGTTTACTTTGATCTTCATCTGGTAAATCCAAACCACACCAGTCTTTTAAACCTTTAAAATCATACTCTTGATAATCAGGCAGGTCACTCCAAAACTTGTCACGTCTGTAACTTAAGTCTTTGAGTTGACGAATGTATTTAAACATTGTTTCAGCTCTTTTTTTGTCAATCTTTTTACCTTTGGAAACTTGCGTCCAAGCTCGTATGGCCGCCCACTGTGAGCTGTCAAACGATCGTGTTCCTTTATTGTCGGCATAGTATAGTCCTGCGTCTTTAGCACTCATTCTAAGTTCATTAACTGTTGTGTTAACTCTACCCAAAATATACCAAGTTCCTGGTAGTTTTCCAACAGGTATTTCGTTAAAACTCAAATATCGTTTAACTACACCATCTTTTTCCAACGCCTCATATTCTTTTTCCACGCTATCCAATATACCCCTTCTTATTATTTGTGAGAAATGATGTATGGCTTCACCAAATCTTCTTGTTTTTCTAAGCACTACTTTACGACCTGGAAAATATTTTGTGAAATATTTAGGGTCAGCTCCGTTCCATCTGTAGATACCTTGATCGTCATCACCAGCAAGATAAATTCGTTTGGCTTTATCTGCCATCTTGTACAACACTGACCATTGTAGTGGTGTAAAGTCTTGAGCTTCATCTAATATTAAAACTTCTAATGGAGGAAAATCAACTTCATCAATAGTTCTCTCTATCATATCGGTAAAATCAATAAAAGATTCTTTCTTGTATCTTTCATAAGTATCAATCTTACGTAAAAATATATCAAGGCTATCTCGTTTGTAAGACTCTTGTTTATAAATGATCCGTGGATCTTGTAGCATGTTTCTCGCTTTGTCATACACTCCTAGTGACCAATCTTTATAAGTAAAATTATCATCAGACAGACGCGCGTCGGATGTTTTAATTATTGTAGCCTGTAAAGCATAATCAAGCATACAGTTTTTTGGATCAAAAACCTCTTCTTCAAAGTACCTACGACAATACTTGTGTAATGTTTTAAATCTTTGAAAGTCATCAAAAGTGTATTGAGTAAACGTCGCAAGAGCTCTGTCCCGTGCTGTATCCACTGCTTTATTTGTAAAAGAGATAAAGGCTATATCTTTAGGATGTACACCTTTGTTAAGGTGTCCCTTCAAGACCTTTTCAATTAAAGTATGTGTCTTACCTGTTCCAGGCGGACCAAATATTTTAATTGTCTTCTTGTATATTCTCCGATGCTTTTGGAGATCTGAATTTATTTGTGTGGTAACTGTCATCCATTTCACTCGTTGTTTCTTTTGGTTTTGTTCTTATCGCTTGATGATTTACAAACTCAGGCATTTCAACAGACCAAATGTTCTTTTCACCTTCGTGATAATCCTTTCTCTTACAGTTTAATAATCTTAATGCATCTGCGGTTGTGTTAAATACCCTAGCTGCATTCTTTTTTAAAAATTTATCTAAAGTTAGTTTTTTAAAATAACATAAATTAGACTTGCTGTCTAAAACCACATACCCATCTTTAAGTTTATTAAACTTATCTTGTTCAATATGTGATTCAAAAAAGTCCTTTAATACAGAATATCTTTCCTCCTCTAAAGTATCAGAGTACATATGTTCGACACTTTCTTCAGCTTGATCAACAATACCCTTCATTAATAATTCAAACGGACTTGGACCTTTTCTTGGTTTAGGTAAAGTCAACCAATAAACTTTGTGTTTGAGAAGTCTTACTCTAAAAGATTTTTCATCCTTCATGTCCTCTGGAGTCACTGTGATATGCTGGCCTTTATAATCAAACATATACCAAATATTTTTTGTATCTTGAATATATTTAACATTGTCGAACTGATCAATAATATCAGGAATAGAATCACCTATACCTAAACTTCTTGTTTTACATAAATCTTTGTTACAGATAGGTTGATATTCCGGGTGTTTTGGTGGACATTGAAAAGTGTAACCACCCTTAGATACAGACTTCGCCAGCGCTATAACCTCAGATGCAGGTAAAGGTTTAGTAAATATTTGATTGTTTCTGTTAATAGCAATTTGTTCAAGTTGCTGCACAGATAGAGACTGATCTTTTTTTGCCTCAAGAACTAACACATTAAATAAAAAATTATTTCTATTATTGCCACTCCAACCCTCTTGTATTAATTTTTGAACACAAGGCGGGTAATTTGACCATTGTGATTCTGCCTCATACTCTTCAACCTTTAAATTATAAAAGTCCTCAGGCTTTATTATCTTTTGGTTTACTAATTCAATAAATCTACCAACTAATACAGGTGTATTGTTATCATCAAAGGCAAACTCCATTGAAGCGTTTACATTATGGTAAGGCATATTAACAGCCTTATTACAAGGAAAAATTTCTTGTGCTAAAAAGAATTGATTATTTATTTCTGATAGTTTTTTTAATACTTGTTTATTATCAGCTAAATCATTAAAGAATACAAATATATGTAAGCCACCCGATTTTGATTTGACGGGCACAAAAGGTAATTTATATTTTTTAATAATTTCAACATATTTTTTTTCAGAATAACTTTTATAATTACTAGGATCCACATCAATACAGGCCCATCTACATTTGTCGTTTATCTCAGGTCTTAAACCCAATCTAAGTTTACCCTCTAAATGCAACTTCCATATGTCGCTGGTCACTGGTTCGTGGACAGTGGTATACGAAGCAGACCTCTTGCCTCTCTCATCGTCCTCTCCCGTGAGAGAGGACTTGAGATAACGACTAGTGTCTCCTTTGAAAAGATCAAAGAGTTTTTGATGCATCTAAAAAGGAGTGTCTTCTTCTTTTTCTTCTACTTGATTCTCTTGTGGTTTAGAATCAAACTCTACTTTACCAAAAATATCAGATTCCATCGCATTTTTATAGAAATCCTTAGTTAATTCACAGGTTTTCTGATTTTCCGGTTTATTTAAAAAAGAATCAAAAGTGATTGACCAACCCGGCCATGTGCCTTTACTATTAGATTCTTGAACTGACTTTAACAAATACACAGTAGCCCACGAAGGTGGAGTAAAAAAACCTTTTTTACCTTCTAATCTTCTACTTTGTATCATAGAATTCCAAAGTTTAGATTTTTTCTTTTGTGTTGATTTCATCGTGATTAATGCTTGTTCAAGAGGTTTGTAGTTTTTGTCAAGTATGTAAACAAAATGATTACCTGTATCCTCAACATAATTACCATTATCTAATCTATCTTTTCCATCATCACCCCTAGATGTTTGACGTAAGATTGATTGATCTCTATGTATTTGAACAGGTCTACCCGGACTCGCGCCTCTATCTGCCCACTCATTAAATGTATTTACATAAAGACAAGGCACAACAAAAACACCTTCAGATCCCTTGTACAATCTTCCTGTAATTTCATTATAAATATCGCCCACTTTAGCTTTTTCGTTATACTTCGCATCTTGTGGATTAGTGAATGGTGAATTTGCACCAATAAGTTTTAAGATAGGTAACTTAGTATCTTTAGCTGTAACATACTCAGATCCCTGACCTGCAAACTCTTCAAGTGCAGAAACTGCACCGACTGCTTGTTTTTTTTTCATTGCGACTTCATTCATTAGTTTTTCTCCTTTTCTTTAATGATTGTTTTGTTAGCAACATATACTCCAAAAAGATCCATAGGAATCTCTTGACCATTTTGAATTTGCTCTTTTGCAAATGCTTTTAAGGTTTGTGGTTCCACTTTTGCTTTTTGAATTACATTATGTCCTTTACTTTTCAGATCTTCAAAAATTGCTGTAGCAGTTTTATCTTCATCTTTTCCAAAAGTAAGAGTGACATTATTTTTTATTAAACTCCCAAACCCTTTCATACGAAGCCAATTATAAGCCTCATCTTGTCTAGATACAGGAATTTTTGCAGCATACATAGGTTTAACTTCAACGGACTCTCCGTTCTTAAGTTTTAACATAGATATGCCAGCTTGTTGCATTAAGTTTGGAATTTCTTGTTCAGAATACAAACGCTGTTCTTCATTTAGCGATTTAAGATTCGCTTCACACTTCTTTATTTGATCCTGAAGTTCCAATAACTTATTGCAAAGAATGATGATGTCTTCAGTGACACCAGGTTCTACCTTGATACGGGTAGATTCTGCTTCTAAGTCCATAGGACCCCCTTTCATTTTTTTATTATTATTATTTAAAGATTGACTTGTCAAATGTTTTTTGTAATAAGTTAGGATATATGGTATATAATTACAAAACCGAACCTTACGAACATCAAAAAGAAGCTTTAAATATTGGTGCTGATAAAAATTTATTTGCATACTTTATGGAAATGGGTACAGGTAAAACAAAAGTTGCCTTAGACAATGCGGCTATGCTTTATAATGAAAAGTTAATTAACGTCGTTTTGGTAGTGGCTCCAAACTCGGTATATCGTAATTGGCAGGACGAAATAAACACACACTGTCCTGTCGACACAACCATACACACCCATAAGAAAGACAAAAAATTTGTAAGAGAATCAACAAAACTATCATTCTTTTTAATAAATGTAGAAGCATTTTCAAGATCCTCCGGTTCTAACGCCATCAAAAACATCATTAATGAATACCATGATACTATGATGGTCATTATAGATGAAGCCACAACTATAAAAAATAGACAGGCTAAACGAACAAAAGAATTAACAAAATTATGTAAGCCTATCAAGTATAAAAGAATTTTAACAGGCTCTCCAGTAACTAAATCTCCTTTAGACTTGTTTAGTCAATGCGCTTTTCTTAATCCAAATTTATTAGGATATACAAGTTATTATGCATTTAGAGCACATTTTTGTGTAATGAAAACAATCGGAGTTGGGCAATCAGGTAAACAAATATCTTTACCTTTGTATTTTACAAACTTAAATGAGTTGGAGCAAAAAGTGAAAAAATTTTCGTATAGAGTAAAAAAAGTGGACTGTTTAGACTTGCCGAGTAAGGTCTATGTAAAAAGATATGTAGACCTAAAAGGTTCACAAGTACAGATTTATAACAACCTAAAAACATTTGCCCGTGCTGTTTTTGAAGACAAGGAAGCATCATATACTAACAGGCTAACTGAAATTATAAAATTACATCAAGTTGCTTGTGGGTATTTTGTTTCTGACACAGGTGAGAAGAAAGATATTGATAACCCAAAGCTTGATGAACTAATGAATATTATTGAAGAAACTGATGGTAAAATGATTATTTGGGCTAACTATATTCATAACATTGAAAAAATTATTGATAAACTAAAGAGCGTTTATGGTGATGAATCAACAGTTTCTATTTATGGTGCTGTATCTGTAGATGATAGGCAAGATGCTGTCTCCAACTTTCAAACAAATAAAAACACAAGATTTTTTGTAGGTAATCCTACTACTGGTGGTTATGGATTAAATCTCACAGCTGCTAGCACTGTTGTATACTTTAGTAATAATTATGACTTAGAAGTACGACAACAATCAGAAGATAGAGCTCATCGTATTGGTCAAAAAAATAATGTCACATACATAGATATAATAACTAGACAGACTATTGATGAGTTTATAATTAAAGCACTTAACAAAAAACTAAAGATAAGTGCTCAAACTTTAGGCGAAGAAATACTTGAGTTTTTATAAAATTTATCAACACGTTCAAACCACTTTTTCTCATACTCTTTAATTTTGCTAGCATCCATCTTAAATTGTTGTGATACTAAATCTTTCGTGCAAACACAAATAAGACCTTGTTCAATAGGACCAAAATTTAATTTATGCGCTAGAGCATAGGCTGCAATCTGATAATAGTAATCTTCAACCCATTCTTCGCGTTTTGGTCTATTTGATTGTTTAAAATCTATTATTGTTGGCTTATCATCATACACACCTATGAGATCAGAGGATCCTGCCCATAAATCTTTATAAGATAAACTTACCTCTGTGCCATATACCTGACTAAAAAGGTCAAGATTATCTACAATTGTGTGAGCCATCATTCTCGGTAAAGCTCCTTCTTTTGAAATATTTAAATAACCAACACCATTACAGTATTGTTCTAAAACATAATGCATTTCTGTCCCGCGCACTGCTGCTTGGTTCGTGATCCGTGCAGCTTCTTGATATCCAACTCGTTCTCGCCAAGCATCTAACGCTTGTTTTTTTTCTTGACTTTGTGTTTTTGATAAGATTGTTGTGACTGATGGTACTTTGTGTTCACCGACATTGTAGGTTCTACCTGTTTCCTCATCGTTTCTTGTAAACTCATTGTAATTATATTTTCTATTTATTACAAAACCATTTATCTCAAAGTAATTATTTTTTCTTATTATCCGCATACAAATTGTTAAATGTTGTTTCCCAATCCATATAGCTATCATGTTCTTCTGCACTATGTGTCCATTGACTTGGTACAAAATCAGGGGCACCTTGACCTGTAACCCACATAGCTGGTGAGGTCACTCTTACTCTGTTATTAGGTAAAGCGACAATACATCCATTCCATGGTCCACTTGTTAATCTTATTACATGTGATTGTTTGTGTTGTGCTGGATCATCTGCAATTTCTGAACCTGTGTAATCAACAGTAAATATGTATTTACCTGTGTAAAACTCACCATCAATTTTGCAAAGCCACGGACTTGATGATGTTCTATCAAATTTTATAACTTCAAAGTTTCGAGCTGAACAATCCCATGGTTGTGCCAGATGAGTCTGAATAGGGGGAGGGTATGTATCAAAAGGCTCATCCGCCACAAGAGCAGTAATAGGCATTCTAGCCCACATTGCCCCACCATGAGGACTTTCAAGTCTATTCTTTTCGTCTTCACAACCTGTGAATATGACCTGAAAACTTAAACAACGATCTGGTATACTTGTTATTGAACAGGCAAGTGCATGAATATACTCGCCTTGATATTTTCTATGATTATGTGTGAATTCTTTTCTTACCCAAACTTTAAAATAGGGTATGTTACTTATCAAATAAGCCATACCCCATAATAAATGCTAAATACCACATAGCAAGTTATTTTTTCATTTTGACAAGCTTGTAGCCTTTTTTCTTAGCAGCTGCCTTCATTGCTGCTAAACCGACGCTAGCTGTCATGACTTTTTTAGCTCCGCCTTTGGCATAGCCTTTAGCCATCATGCGACCACCCATGGCTTTCATCATTTTACCTTTTTTAGCTTTCATCATTTTAGCTCCGCCTTTGGCATAGCCTTTAGATTTCATACCTTTTTTCATTTTATCTCCTTATAAGGTTATTTAAGTTAACTAAGTGTATTTTAGTAGTTTTTTGCCAGGTAGTAAAGGTCGTCTAACATAAAATGTTTGCGTGTACGGCGCTTAAAATCGGCCGTTTTTTGACTAGTTTTTAAGCAAACTTGTGTTCAAGAGCAAAAGAGTTAATACTCCAATAATTGATATGGCAAGTGCTGAATAAGCACAAAACATTAAAAACTCTTCTCTTTCTTTTTTCTTTTGTGCAACTGCTGCTAATCTTTTTTTCTTAATATCAGTTCTAATTGCGACAAATTCACTCCATGCATTTGGAGCTCCATACAACATAAACATTTCTCTAAGTTGATTCTCCATATCATGAACTTGTTTTAATTTAAAATATGTATCAAGAGCTTCTTCATTTGAAGAGGTAAACCATTTTGATTTTTCTTTTTTGTGCTCTTCTTCAACTACGTTCATTTGCTTAACAAACTTTATTATTTGTCCTGACAAACTATGCAGCTCTTTTCCAACAGAGATTCCGGATTTAATTGCTGCAAATGCTGAAGTTGCTAAACTTATTGGATCCATGCGACTAGTCCTATAATTGTTATGATTATGGTAAGCATACCACTCATTAACCAAAATAACAACTTATCTACTTTCGCACCTAGTTTATCTATGTCCTCATGAATATGAGTAAGGTGATTCTCTTTAATAGTCCTCACTTCTCTTTTGACACCTTCAATGTGTCCGTATAGAGCTATAATATGTTCTTTCGTGGTACGTGGTTCAGCCATCATTGACTCCTCATGTCTATACCCACACCTAATTCATCATTAGGAAATAGTTGTTGATAGGTGGGTCCTGTTTGTTGTGGTTGACTACCTTGAATTTGTGGTAGGACTGGAGTTGTTGTAGTTGCTGGGGTTTGAGGCATTTGTTCCTCAACACGATTTGCATTATCTATTTCTCTCATAATAGTGCCATCGTCTTGTCTTACAGCTTCACGATTACCATCAAGATAGCTATTGTACATCTCTCTGTCAGTCATATTCAATTGTTGCATTCTATACACTTCAGGATAAATGTGTGCCTTTTCGGCATCAGGTAAAGTTTCCGGATCAAAACCATCATCAGGTATGGTAATTGGCTTTTTTTCATTTCTTAACAAAAACTCAGCAATATCTTTATTTGTTACTTTCATTGGGTCAGTGCCTGGAAAGTCTTCCTCTTCTTTATCAACAAAGTTTAAAAATCTACCCAATGATTGTCTTTTCCTAGGACTTAAACCTTTGCCTATAGGTTCTAATAAATTAAATTTAAATCTTTCATTTATAAGATTTCCGTTTCTGTCATAAATTTGTTTGACTAATTGTTCTTTTCTCTCAGCAGCTGTGTATATGTCTAACAATGCACTTGTTCTTTTTGGATCACTAATAACACCCCCAAGATGTTTAAGAATTAATGATGGTAGTAACATACCAAAAATACCACCACCAGCACCACCAAGTACAAAACCACCTACTGCACCTCCGCCTATAAGTCCTCCAGCACCACCAAATCCTAACATGCCTTGCACACCGGTAAGACCAGCTCTTCTTGCAAGGAAAGAACTCGTACTACCTAACTTTGTTCCGTAATGCGCCGATAACACATCCATAAGTTCCTCTAAATTTTGAACATGTTTTGTGCCTTTTTCTAAAGAACCATCACCAAACATAGCAATTAGTCTTGATTGCACATTCGGGTCTGATGATTTTAATCCGAGTAAACTACTAAATTGATTAAAATCAAATTCTCCAAGTGATTCTATATCTACTTTTACATCTCCTATTTTTGTTGTTTGCACTTGTCCTGGTTTGAAACCTCTTGCTTCAGCAGCTCTTCTCGGATCTGTAGCAATTTCTGATCTTTTTAATGCTCTTGCTGCTTCAGGTGACATTTCTCTCTGTATCTTAAAAGTTTGTAATGCATCTAATGAATTATCAGAGGCTGCCGCGCTCATTCTTGCAACAAGATCTGCACCTGCATTTGTTTTAGGATCAACAAAAGATCGTAAATAAGCATCAAAAATAAAACGGCTACGCATGGCATTAAACAAATCTTTACCTGGTGTGGCGTTTTGTCCGTTTATTTTTACAACTTTGTCGTACCCAATCAATGTTTTTAACTCTTTAATTGTTCTATCTGTGCCATCTCTAAAAACAACATTACCAATTTTTCTAAATAACATTTCTGGTTCTACAGTAGCTTTACCAGCTATATTTAATTCACCCAGTGCTGTAAATAAATTACTATCAGCCTGTTGTCCTAATTTTTTTAAAAGACCTTCACTATACGGACTTATTACTCTACTGTAAAAATCATTAGCCATTTCTAAATCTTTACCAAATTTATTAACAGTATTAGTTACAGTTTGTTCCCAAGCATCTGCTGTTCTTTGACCGACAGCTTTTTTCTCGGCTAAAATTCTTTGATAATCAGCTGACTGCCTTAATTGTTTTATATTTTTACCTGTTACTGAGGCTAAATCAATATCCATAAAGTTTCTTATGTCACGAGCTACAAGGCTTAATCTATCATTTCCACCAGTTTGAATACCTGTGTTTATCATTTGTTTCATATTTTGAAACTGATCTTTTGTTATAAAGTCACCAATGTTTGTTCTTAAATCAACTGCAAATTGAACTAAATCGTTACTTAAACCTGACAACCTTCGTGCCGAAGGATTCGCAACCATTTTTTCATATTGTGCTTGTCCACCAGGTAAACCTTTTATAATTTTAGCTTCTAAATCTTCGCTAAATTTTTTTAACGTTGTTGTAGGAATAAATTTCAAATCAGCTATGGGTTCAGTGACTTGATCTAATGTTTTATAAACTTTATCAATCATCGTCATGTTATCAGCGTGATTCTTCTTTACTGTATCTAAAAATTCTTTACCCATTAAATCAGAGTAACCCATAGGAGCTAGACCTGACAAATATTTACCAAAATAATTTACTGTTTTTAAATCAAACTTTTTCATATTTGATTGTATTTTTGAATTAACTAAAGGTAGAACACCAAACACCTTACCAAAACCTTTTGTTATAGAACCGAATGTTGTACTTTCATCAGCTATGGCTGTGAGTGATAATGGTGTACCTTTCTCAGCAGCTTGTTTTGCTAATAATTCAGATTGTGGTCCTTTTGTTCCTGTTAATAATCTGCCAAATTGTCTTAAATTTCTACCAATAGGACCTGACAAAGCTGAAACACCAGCACCCCACATTATAGAATTGGTGCCTGCATCTATTGCTTTTGTAAATAATCTTGCGGGCATACTCATTTTATCTAAGTCGTTGTCAGATATTGTTCCTAAATCTACTTGAGCATTTGATGCAAACTCTGAAGCGAAGTCAGCTACATCATAAGCAGCACTACCTGCAGCAGCACCAATACCGCCTCCAATTATAGATTTTATTTCAGTTTGTAGTGGTTGAGTTAGACCATATTTACTAATATTTCTTTTTGTACGTAATAATTGTTTACCTGAATTTTCAACTTTGTTTAACAAACCACCTAAACTAAAAAAACCTTTTGCAACTCTACCTGCAGGAGTTTTACCAGCTGCAGCCAAAGTTACTTTAGCGGCTTGATCTTTCAATCTTTTGATTGAATTTAAAAATCTTTCAGGATAGGCAATACCAAATCTATTTCTATAGTTTGTATCTAAAAAGGCATCTTTTAATTTTTGTCTATCTTTTATATAAGGAACAATAGAACCGGTGATATCACCCACAAGTTCAAAGGTTGATCTGTTTACTTCTCCAATGACAGGTGTTCCTTGTGTAGCTGCTTCTATTGGTCTATCAGCTCTTTCTGCTTCAACTGCTAAAGATCGTCTAGCCACATTTCTTTCTCTAGCTATTTCAGCAGTATTCTTATATCCTGTAAGCACACCATTTTCAAATAGTGTATCCATTTCAAAAACTTGATCTCTGGTTAAACTTGACGGATCAAATTGTTTTGTGTCTAATAAGTTTTGTAATTTTTGTACACTCATTGTACTTGTCCTGCTGCTATTAAATCTCCCGCTACATTATCAACATTTTGATTCAATACTTGTTGTTTACTAGCACTAGTTTTTTGACCCGATAAATATTTTTTTACATTCGGCATATTTTTAAAATTACCTAAAATAAAACCTCTAGAACCTCCGTTAGCTAAATAATTTTGTTCAGATTGTTCATACACACCTTTAATTTCATCTCTAATTGATTTGTATCTGTTTAAAACATCTATTGGTTTATCAGTAAAGTTCATTAAAGAAACTTTTTCTCTCGCTTCTTGAACATCTTTTTGTGTCAATCTGTCTTCAAATTTTGAAGCATTAGCTAGTAAGTATGTTAATTTATGCTCATAAACTGATAGTTTAGCAATTAGTTTTCTTGTAGCTATGGCTTCGCTATCAGTTCTGTTAGCAAGGTCACTGTAACTACCAAGTCCATGCGCTTTACCAATTTTATCAAGCTCTTTAACACTACTTCGTAATTCTAAACTTTTGTCATACTCACTAAGTAACTCTTTGTGTAAGTCTTCGTCATACTTACCGGTTTCATCAAGTGCTCTATCTTTAAGTGAATTTCTTAAATCTCTATCCAAAGCATCCGTAGCCAAAATACTTACAGCACTTGTATCATCATCAATAAATGTACTAGCCGAAGAACCAAAAGCACCTAAAGTTTTCCCAAAAACACCAGAAGCCATAGCATCAAGTTTGTATAAAAATTGATTTATTGATGCTTTTGAACCAATCACGTCTTTTGGATCTATTATCTGACCATCTTCTGCTCTAAAACCATTTTCTATTCCGTCAATAACTTTATTCACTAATTCATAACCTCTGTACGCCCCAATCATTCCGTTTCTGGCTTTATCCGTGGAGGCATTTTGTTCTCTTGCCATTTCGTATTGAACACCTCGTTGACCAGCAGCGATCAACTGTTTGACTGGTTTACCTTCAGCATCAGTACTAAACAATTCGATAAAATCATTACCTGATGCATCAGTGACTAAATTTGCATCAACACCACCCAAATACCCTGATTTGTCATAAAACGTTATAGGTTTTCTACCACTTAATTTATTAGTTTTTTGTCTAGCAGCCTCAAGCTCAATCATTTTGTTAAGATAATCACCTCTTAGCTTCATACCCTCTGTCCTACGATCTTCTGCCATTTGCAATCCTAAACCTGCTATTTGTGTCGTAAGATTTCTAGACTCTAAATCTAATGCTTTTCCTTCTAATCTTTGTTGTTCTTCAAAGTTTCTTTCATAATCTAAAAAGTTTGCAGCCAGACTTTGTCTTAGCTGTTTATCCCTTTGGTTTAAAGCAAAAGCCGTTTCAAAAACTTCACCACCTGCTTGATTTAAAGAGTCAATAAAACCAGCAAAACCACTTTGATTTGTTCGGGCATTTGCTAAACCTGTTCCTAAATTCCATAATAAATACATACCTTCTTTGTCATTGTTAGCACCACTGTATTCTTTAAATTTATTGAAATACTCATCAAAAGTTTCTTTTTGACGCGCGTTCAATTTTTCTCTTGCTTTTTGTATTTCTTGTCTTGATCTTTCGTATTGTTTATTTATATTTTCATTTATCAAAGCAGTTTCTGCTACACTTAAATTACCCGATTTAATAAAATCATTATATTGTTTAAAACTCATATTACTTACATCTAATTCATTATTAGCACTTTCTACAGCGTCTCCAACAAGTTGTTTTGGATCTTTTTTATTACTTCCAGATGTCATATTTTCACCAGTTATATCTTGTTCTTCTTTCTCTTGTGCTTTTTTTTGATCCTCTCTTTTAAATCTTTCTTTATCTATTTCACGTACTTTTCTACCTTTCAGATCACCGACTGGAGCACCACCAGTAAATGGACCTGTGTCTCCTTGTGCTACACCCGGCTTTTGTTTTTTATCTACATCTACTTTTTCAAGTGCACTAACCTCTGGGCTGACAGTGATGTCCTCTGCCTTTAGGGGATCACCTAAAACTTGATCGACCCCTTCACCTGCACCCATCAAGCCAAAAGCACCTACAGTTGATGCAATAGGTCTTTTTCTACCAAATTCTGCAACTTTACCTACACCAGGTACACCTTCTAATTTTCTTTGAAATTGTGCTAAACCACGATCAGTTCTACTTCCCGCATCACTCATACCCTGTGCTGTTCTGTCTCCACCTCTTCGTCTAAAAGCACGACTAACATTTCTAACACCTGGTATTAGCTGTCCCAAACCAGCTAAAGTAAATCCTAAACCTCCAGCAATATCGCTTACATTACCTTCTTGAACACCTTCCACAGCAGTGTCCACACCATAAGGTGTTTCGGCAACTTGTAGTAATCCTCCTAAACCTTCACCCGTTCTTCTCACACCAGGTTGCCTAAATAATCTTTGTGCACCTGAAACTAAGTAATCTTTTGCTCTACCTGCTAAAGTTCGTGCAGCTGGACTTGCCGCTGTTCTACCTGCTAAAGGAACGAAAAAACCAGCCATAGCTTTTACAGGTTTTACTTTACCCACTTGTAAAGCTTTCTGTCTAAATAATTTTCTATGTAAAACTTTATCTGACATTAGCGTGGTCCTGCTTGGCCACCAATACCTGTTCCACCAAAAATGTTATAAGCAGCGTATGCTTGTAATCCAGCACCTGCAGCTTGAGCAAATGGATTAACACCTGGCCCTGTACCGGCTGTGACTTGTGATGCAGCTGTTGGTAAGGCTGTCATTATACCTTTTTGAAATTCTACCCTTTGAAATGGCTCATAAGCTCGTGCAACTTCTGTTTGTCTTGCGCCAGTCAATGCTTGTTGTGCAATATCTCTTTGTGCTTGTCCAGCTGTAAGTTGAGCTTGTGCTTCTGTTAAACCCATTTGCTGTTGTTGTGCACCTAGATTTGCTAATTGTGCACCTGTTGCTTGTTGAGCTTGTGTTTGAAATTGTTGTTGTCTTTGTGCTGCACTCAAAGCTGTATCAAAACCTTGAGCTTGAGCCATACCTATCTGTCTTAATCTAGCACTTTCTTGTTCAGCTCTTTGAACACCCTCACGCCCCCCACCAAAAGCACCACCAGCTACAGCTTCAGCAGCAATTCTATTTTGTTGTATCTCAGCTTGTCTGTTAATTTCATCTATAACAAATCTTTGATATGGGTTCATAAAAGCATTGATGTCAGGATCTGACATGGCTGTTTGCTGAGCACCAATAGTTGATAATATACCCGTGCTTAATGCATCTTGACCAACACCTGTTCTCCCTATATTAGAAAAAGCTTGTTGTTGTAAAGGCGAAGGTCCGGGAACCTCGTATCGTGGTACTGCAATCGGTTCTCTTGCTAGTTCAATTGCTTCATCATACAAAGCTAATTTTCTAGCTTCTATTTCAGGGGCTTCTCGTGATATTGTTGTTTGTTTTTCAGGGGCTGATGCTGCTGGAGCTGGAGCAGGTCCACCTCCTCCTCCGCCACCTAAGTAACCTCGTAATCCAGTAATGGGGTTTTTTCTACCTAAACCTCCAACTCTTTTTAAAAGTTGTGCTTCAAACTTGTTTATGTGAGCTAGTTCACAATCTTCTTCTTCACCCTTTGCAGCGATGTCGCAGTACAAAAGTTTGTACAACCAAATTTTAAATTGTATTGGTAATAACTTAAGTAGCCATTTCATAAAAAAATCCTGTCTTTTTAAAATTTAAGTTGTTATTTTTAATTACTCTATCCCAACCTTTTCTTCCCATAATTTCTAAACCTTCACAATTATTTTTCTTTGCAAATTTTATAAAAAAGTTTTCTATTTGTTTAACATTTTTAATTATTTTGCTGCCGCCACAAAAAAGTATACCTAAAACAATTTTAGCAGGGTAGTAGATGGTCTGCACTACGTACACTGCACATAATTTATTTTTTTCCTCAACAAGAAACATAGTCATTGTGCCTTTTTTTAATAATTCATATGTTGTAAAAAGGCTGTGTCTTCCATGTGATTGTTTGACTACTTTATGAATCCAATTTTTAACTTTATCCCAATACACATCAACACTCTCTTTATCAACTTGCGTTATTTGCATCATTTACAATATCATAAATTCTTTTCAATTGGTCTTGTTGTTTATAAAAAAACTGAGCACCTTTTCTTCTCATATCTTTAAAATCTTTAGGACTCGCACCAGACATGATACCCGCACCTAATATAGCATCAGCTCTTGAAACAAACTCTCCGTCGGCTAATTGAGCTAACATAGTATCTTCATCTTTATCTCCGTTACCTGATCCGTCTTCTACATACCCTGTTGCTCTGACATAATTGTTAGAATCTTGTTCATCATGATCTGTTTTACTTGGTAAATAGTTTACACCACCCTCAGAGAAATGTGCAAGAGAAATCAACCCACCCTCGTTAGCATAGATTGGATTGATTGGTTCGTACACACTTTGTGTTCTAGGTCTTTCAAACGAATAATCAGCTCTACCGGCCATACCTTCAATAGCCGCATCTTGTCGTGCTTTAGCTGCAGCGTAATCTTCTTCTGAAAATGGCATTTGTTGTGCTAGTGGAACTTGTTCTGGTTGATTTAAACTACTTAATAATGAAGCCCCTCCAACACCTAAACCGATTTTTTCGGCTGTTGACAAGTTACCAACTAAATCACTTGCTTGAGCTAGTAATCCTGGACTTGCTGGTGTTGGTGTTAAGGCTGGAGTTGCAAGTTTAGCTGCGTCTGCTGTAAAAGCTTGTTTTAAAGCACCTCCTGCTTCCATACCACCAGCGCCTGTTAAAGCAGCTGCTTCTGGAATGGTAGCCGCAGTTCCTAACGCTTGTGGAGTTGCACCCATTAAACCTACTCCACCAGCTTTTGCTATACTTGAAACTGTTGGTGCTGCACTGCCGCCTAGTCCTCCGCCACCAACCATAAATCCTAAATCTGTTGCTGTTTTTGTTTGTGGTAAAGATCCACCTAATGCAGCCCCCATACTTTCTTTAGCTACTGTTTGACCAAAAATTGTTGGGTTCATAGCATTTAAAGCAGCCATACCACCAAATGTACCTAAACCAGCTAGTAGTGCTGTTTTATTTGAGGCACCTGCAAGTTTTGCGACACCGAATGCTGCTGTTCCAATAAGTCCTGCTCCGACTATTGCAGGTAAACCAAATATCATATAAGCTCCTAAGTAATTACTTAAGGTTTATTTTACTCTGATTTCGTGCTACTTTCAACACCATCCCCGTGCATTTCGTCATAGAGTCTACCAGTATATTGAAATTCACCAACATGTGTTATGTAACTCATTACATAACAATAAAGTTTACCACCTATTTTTGACCATAATCTACAAAAAGCAAAGTCCTCACCAAGATACCTTTTTGTTTCTGGATCATAATAAGTATCAAAAAAATTATAAAAATGTGGTCTGTCCATATATTTACCATCTATGGTGGTTTTTTGTACGATCTCCCGATCAGGATACTCTTTTATAAGTTTTGTAAATACATCTCTTTTTATTAACATACACCCGGTCGGACAGTGCGTAGCTTCTATTACACCCTTTTGTATTTTTATATTTGTGTTTCTATCTTTTATTAACAAAGGGTATTGCAACATATGATGTTGACAATCCTCTGGTTTTTTTACATACCCTGAACTTATCTTGTCCATAAGAGTATCCCATTGTGCTGTCTTCATAGGATAAGGTATGGATATAATATCTTTATCTAATTCTATTAATCTAAATATGGCATCAGGATCAAAAGCTATGTCTGAATCAACAAATAATAAGTGTGTAAAATCGGTATTTAAAAAATAACTCACACAAAGATTACGACCTTGTGTAACAAGTGATGATTTCATCATTTGAAACATAACACGCATATTTCTTTTCATGCATTCTTTTTGCAATTCCAACATAGTTTGAGCATAGTGCATGGACACATCACTGTGTACTGGTGTGGCTACAAATAAACTAACTGGTCTTTCTTTTTTTAACCAAATTGGTTTACTGTTTTGCATCTACTATGCCTGAAAGAAATTGTGTCCATTCTAAACCTTTTTTATCCCACGAATAAAAACGCTTTACATACTTTTGTTGTTCGTCTAAGTGTTCTTGAATGACTGGCTCGTGAAGCGTGTCCCGGCATACTTTAATACCTTCTGCAAATTGATGAGCTAAGTTAACTAAATCTGTTTCATAGTTTACATATGCAGGAAACTCGGCTCCTGTTTCATATAAGGCACCATAGTTAGTCACGATACAATAAAGGCCAGCTGCCATAGATTCTAATAATGATATACAAGATGTCTCTTCCCAAATACTTGGATATGCAAACATGTGATAATAAGGTAACTTACTTAAAATAAATTCATTAGGTCTATACCCTATATAATTTACATTGGGTAAAGTTTTAGCTTGGTCGTATAAATCTTGATATTGTTCATCATTATCTTTTTCAAAATCTTTACCATAAATTTTACAACTGCTATATACATCTAGTTCAATATTTTCTTTTTCAAGCAATTGCATAGTAGCCAATAAGACGTTAAGACCGCGCCAGGGTGTTGGGTGAAATATCATTCGTAATCTGTCACCCTTTTTATACACTTGCCTTTCTTGAAAATGTGTTACACCATTTTTTATAACATGACATTTATCTGTTGGTAAGCCAAAAGCGTCTCTGTATTTTTCATAATTCCAACTACTGTTGAATACATACCAATCATACTTTTTATGATTATCTTTATTTGCAAACCAAGGTTGTATATTTGGTTGGTTTGGAGCATTCTTTTGCCATAAAATATTTATTTTACTTTTGGATAAAGGTATTTTTTCTGGTACAGATGTGCAAATGCTCACAGCTTCTAATAATTTTTTGTCCACAAATTGACTTAAAAAATTATGCTGAAGTTCAGTCCCACCTAATGGCGTCAATCTGTTTCTCCATCCAATGATAACTCTGGGACGATAATGTTAACGTCCCGCTGTATGTCACTCTCACTTGTGTCAGTGGAGCTGTCTTGGATGTCTTTTTTTGCTGCATCTTCATCTTTATAAACTTTACCAGTTTTTTTATTTTTGATGATAACTTCTGATTTACAATGTATTACGTCCATAATCTTAAATACCAATATTTTTTATTAATTGCAAATAAAAATTACCCATTTTCTTGTGAACGATCAAGTAATGCATATGATACTATACCTTGTATCTCATTAGCTGTACCTGCCGTCATTTTCAAAATGTCACCTTCTTCTAAAACAAGTGTTTGTGATATTATTTGTCGTGTTGTATTCGAAGCAATGGCAGCGTTATCAATTCTAAATGTTGCAGATGCACTTGTATCTGTGACTTGTGTTGCTAAATTTACTGCAGCACTTGATGAGCCGTTATGGACTTGTATTTGTTTGACTAGACAACGACCATTAGTTGGTGCTGTTAACACACTTGTTGTTCCTGTGGTTGTTAATGAAAAACCTTGATTTTTATATTGTATTGTCATTGACTCATAAAAAAGTTAAAGGCATCTTGTTCATTTTTTAAATCATTTTGGTAAGCAAAGTTTAATTGATTTACTAATGTTTCTATACCATAAGTTATTTGTCTTTGGTTTTGCACCACATAATCTTCATTCAGTTCAGGAATCAGTATATTTATTTTAGCCAACTTTTCTCGCTCTCTTCAAAGCTTCTTTTGCTTTTTTTGCAATACTAACAACTTGTGTTTTGCCCATAACCTTTGCTCGTTGTTCCATAACAGTTAGTATTTGTATCTTTCGTGCATAAGGTTTATTTATTTTTTTTACTTTAGCCACTGTTTTTCTAGCATCAGTCGGTGTAGCAAATTTAATACTTACTGTATCTTTTGGATTTTCATCAGTGTATAAACGTCTACCAGACTTTTTAGGCTTCTTACCTGTTCCAACTTTAGGATCTTTTTTTGTCATCTTCTACCATCAGGTTGTACATCAGCTCTAAAAGCCCCAAAACGCCAAGACTGATCAGTTGATGTGTTTTCTATTTTAAGTGATGCTAACCTACCACGTGCTCTTGTGTCAACTTTTTTTGTGCTCGATGTAACAGTAAATGGTCCGAGCGGTGAAGACGCCTCTGTTTCAGACGGAAAGTCTTTAAGGTTTATCGTAATTTGAGCATCACCATCTAATTTACCAAAGTCAGGTATAAACCTTCTTATCTTTACGAAAAACTCACCTGCAGTGCCTTCCATTGGCATTTCAAAATCACCTGACTCAATAAATGCGTTGATTGCAGTTTTATTTCCTAATACATCAAGTTGATTATTTCCTGTTTCATGTTTGTATAATGTAGCTGCACCGAACTCATTCGTAATACCATTAATAGACACAGAAGGTAAACCTGTTGCATTGTATTCTGTTGCATATGGATTATCTAATACATACTTATCACTGTATGCTGTTCGTGCTAAAGAGCTTGTTGTCCATAACCCTTCTCTATAATTTAATGTTACACATCGATCTATTTGTGTAGACCCATCTTTACAGTAGAACCAATTTATTTCAGTAAATAAAGTATTATAGCCTGCAAAGACTTGTTCACTTTGACCAAAATTAAATCCTAAATCATCGGAGGTTTGCGTTGTAAATACAAAATCTTCAACAGAACATGTTATCTTTTTTACTGAACCACCATCGTAAGCATAAAAACCACCAGACTTACCCATCCAGTACATAATACCATCCACATGCACTAATGAGTGTTGTGACATGGCTCCACAGTTTGAACCTACTTGTCTTATAGAAAAAGTAAAAGGCGGACCAACAAACTGCATAATATATGCAGAGGTATCTGTCACGATAAATATATAATCTTTACCTCGTGCTGCACTAACTATTTTTGAACCACTATCTAATTGAAATGTTCCTGCTGTGTTTGTAGATACAGGCACATAATCTGTTCTATCTTCTTGATCCGAAAAACGAATAAACATTTTGTCTTGTGTGGTTATATTACCAATAGTTGTTTCTGTACCTAAGTGAATTAAGTGTCTATCAGTATCTGATACGATTGTCATAACACTTGATGTTGGATTTGTAGTAACAGCAGTAGCTCTTGTGGTCACACCACTTGTGGGGTTCCATTCAAAGGTGCCACCATTTTTAATTGTTGCTATAAGTATTGTGCCATAATTATCTAATGACCAATTACCTGGTTCTAAACTTGTAGCTGAAGCTGAGGTTGCTGAACCCCAAGCAGTAGAGCCATTCCAAGTTCCTGTACCCCAACCAAAACCAAGAGTCTGTGTAGCAGAGCCAACAGGAAAATAAGATTGTACTGATCCTGATCCTGCTGCTGTCATACCCGAGCCAGATTCACTTGAAGGCATTGTTATTGTAAAACTATTTGTGGCTGCTGTAATAATCTGAAAAGGATTGTCAGTAAAATTAGCTGCTGTAAATCCTGTACCACTACCAGGCATAGTCACTGATGAAAAAACAACAAACTCACCTGCTGTTAAATTATGAGAAGTTTTGTTTACTGTTACTGTAGCAGAGCCATTTGTAGAGGTAAAAGTTAGTCCTGTTATTGCTTTCTCTAATT